TGGTTGATAAAATTTAATACTTATGTTATATTCAAGAGACCCTTCGGGGTCTCTTTTTTATTGGAGATTTAAATGACCACAGAAGAAGACAAATTTTATGGTGCAAGTGAAGGAGATCTTATTGCAGAACTTCTTTGTATCACTGGTGAACTTGGTGGAAAGATGCAAAGACTTACTACCTATGATAGTAAAGGGACAACAAGTAAGAAAATTGTGATAGAATATGATATTCATGAGAAGGGTAAAGATGATTGAAGAAATTTCTAAATTCCCTGAAGAATATAAAAAGATGATGGGAAGTAAATTAACCAAACGTCAAATAGAAATACTTGATGGTGATGATTTAAAATCACATGAGGGTATGATGTTTGGTGAAATGTATTCTGATTGGAAGAAGAGAAGGGGGTTTAAATGGACTTAAATTCCCTTGAACATATCAACATAGTAAATAGTATCTTTAATGCCTTACAGAGGCACAGAGGATCCTTATAGTAGGAGTATTATTATGAGTGGAGATGGAGGACCAGTAAAACAACCGTTGAAGTTCTATTCAAAAGAACCGACGGATGTGAGAGATATTTTATTACAAACAGGTAAAGTAAAAACTGTTTATATAATGGATGGAGAACCTGAAAAGGTCTACGTTCATTTTCATGATAAAGTAACTGCTGGTAATGGCAGACGTTTAGAGGTGATGGAGAGTAAGGGGCAAGTATGTTGTCTTATTTCTGCACTTCTTTTTGAACATATGGAGAAGCGTGGTATTAGAACACACTTCATTGATGTTCCTTATCTTGACACATTATTATGTAAGAAGTTGACAATCATTCCTGTAGAAGTTATTGTAAGAAACATCACAGCAGGATCTATTGTTAGTCAAACTACTTTAGAAGAGGGTAAATTAATCCAACCACCTATTGTAGAGTTCTTTCTAAAAGATGATGCTAAAGATGATCCATTACTTACAGAAGATCGTGTAAGATTAATGGGATATGATACCCAACCACTTATTGAGGGTGCATTGATGGTAAATACTCACCTTCAGATGCTATTCAATTTAATGGATATCGACCTTGTTGATTTTAAATTGGAGTTTGGTTACGATGCTCACGGCAATTTACTCTTGGCTGATGAACTATCACCTGACAACATGCGACTCTGGGGAAAAGGAACCAGACAACGCTTCGACAAAGACCTTTTCCGTAAAGATGAAGGTGATATCGTTGAAGCATACAAATATATACTAAATAAACTTCGTCAGTACACCTGATAAAAATGCACGGAAATTTAGAACCAGAAGAAAAAGTTATGACTTCAAAAAACTTTACCGTCTTTTCAAAAGATGGTTGTCCATATTGCACAAAGATTCAAGAAGTATTAGATTTAGCAGGTCTAAGTTATGTAACTTATAAATTAGGTAAAGACTTTGATAGAAAAAGTTTCTATGGTGAGTTTGGGGAAGGTTCTACATTTCCTCAAGTAACAATGAATGGAGAGAAACTTGGTGGATGTACAGATACAGTTAAGTACCTACAGGAGAAACAGTTAGTCTAATGAAAGAAGACTTTGAAAATGTATATGATATGATAGAACATGCAATAGAACTTGCGTTTGTTGGTAAGATGCAACTCAAGTTCTATGAGTTTCTAAAGTATCGTAAGACAACGAAAGCAGAGGTCGATGCTTTCCTTCAGAGTTCTACTGCAAAAGAACTTGCTGATGAAGTAGTAGAACTAAAAGAGTATATTAAAGGGGGTAAAGACAACTTACATCAACAATTGCGTGAGGCATATGGACATATTTCTAAACCTCAAGCAAGAAAAATAATGAATTACTTAGGTGGTATCCTTGAGGATGCAGTGAGGTATAGCAATGACAGAAAACCAGGAAGACGAAAAAAAGTCTCTAAATAAAAGCAAACCCACTGAAATTAATAGAGGGGTTGAACTACTATTAAGAAATAGGAGGAAAAAACCAGAACCATCAAAAACATTTCAGGTAAAGTTTGGAAAATTAATTGCACTCTGGAATAGAGAAATTGTTTTTCATTTTAATTTTTACTTGGACATCAGAAAAAAATAACACTCTGGGGAGGAGTATCATGGACATGACCATAGTAACCTTAACTCTTACGACAGTAGTTTCTCTACTTGCATTATTAGTGGGAGGTATGATAGGATGGATGGCAAGACAACATTCATATGAAACTACACCTCAAGTAGTGTATACGCATCCAGAAATGTTTGATGCAAATGGACAACTTGTTCCCGATGAAATTTTAGCTCTAAGAATTGAAAACAATCATGACATCAACAACGACGAAGAAGAAGACGACGACTAAAAGGAAGTCTCCTGCAAAGAGAGTTAAACTTCCACCTAATCCTTTTATTCATGAGATACTTGAACTTGCAAGTTCACAAAGAACAAAGGCAAAGAAGGTTGATATTCTTAAAGAATATAGAGATGATTCATTAACTGCAGTTCTTATATGGAATTTTGATGATACAGTTAAGTCTGCAGTTCCTGAAGGAGAAGTTCCTTATAAAGAGAATGAAGTACCAGTAGGCACAGATCATACATCATTGCGTAGAGAATGGAAGCAACTTTATCATTTCATTCAGGGTGGTAATAATACTTTAAGTGCTCTTCGTAGAGAGACTATGTTTATTCAGATGCTTGAAGGTCTTCATCCAGAAGAAGCAAAGATTATTTGTTTGGTTAAAGACAAGAGACTTACTGAACAGTATAAGATTACATATGATGTAGTGAAGGAGGCATATCCAGATATTACATGGGGTGGTAGGTCATGACGACTAAGACTGAAAAGAAAGTGGAAGAAAAAGAAGTAAAACAAGAAGAAAAATTTAAACCATCTGATTATTCTTGTGAAATTCTGTTGGAAAAAACTACTCTTGTCAAAGCACAAGATACAAATTTTCCAACAGATGCACATCTTGTTTGGTATAACATAGATGGTGAAGAGCATCTTGATTTAACACGTTGCTCAAAGAGAACAGATTTATTTGATATGTATTATGATCGTTATGGTCCTAATGTAGTAAAAAGATTTGATCATGGTAAAGGTACAATTAAACCAAGTTTATGGGGATATAGACAACCAGATAAGAAAGCAACAAGGAAAAGGAAAAGACCATGAATGATGATGAGATAAAAGCTCAGATAAATGAACTTATTCGAGATGAAATACAAGAAAATATAAATGAGTATGTTGATGCTCAAGATGAAACCAAGAAAACTGGACTTGGTTTCGTTGGGAAGGAAGGTGAAGATCAATTGAAAGTTAATATACCTAATGCAGAGATTGATAAGTTACTTAAAGAGTATAAAAAGATTAAGAAGAGTCAGAAATCTAATTTTGCCCAGATCAAAAAACTTGGTTTAGTTGATAGACATGGGAAAGAATTAAATGTTGAGTAAAGATCATAGATTGAGGTGTGTTGAAATTGCATGTAAAATTAGGTTAAACAGAGAGGTGACATTAAGTGACATGATATGGTATAATAAGTTAGTAGAGCATAATAGACATGCAAGAGGTATCCATGAGAGATTCACTTATAAAGGCGGTGCTAGCCCATGCCAGTGGTGAAATTGAAAAGCACAAAGCCAATGTAAACGTTTATCTAGAACATCCAGCAGGGATTGGAGAGCATTCAGATATAACTGAAGCAATTCAATGCGAATTGGATAAGATTGCTAGGTATCATGATCAAATAGAAGTGGTTCAAAAGTACTTTAGGTAGTTTTGTATCACAAAATACACATTTACTTGCATATATAATATACATGTGTTAATATTAACACACACGTTCAACCTCATAAGAGGTCGCAAGTAAGCCGACTCGGAACGGAACCGTTCATCCTTATGGAATTACTTCTCGCTACATTATTTTCATGTGAAAGTGGTAAGAGTATTATCGACAACATTAAACTTTCAACTCCTCACAGAGAAGAGTTAGTTCAGGTAATACAAGATGCTACTGAGAAAGGATGCTTTGAGGACGCAAAAGCCGACTGAAGGAACGGGGCAAAAATCCCTACTACTTTGGAGAAAGCCAATGGCAAAAGTCACTTACCGTGGAGTCGAGTACGACTCTGCAGACTACAACAAGAAAGTGCTTGCTGAAGCAGCACAGCACAGAAATCACGATCTAATGTATCGTGGTATCAAGGTCAGAAGCAAGGCAATTCCTTGCAGTTGAGTTTAAAGGAGGGTTGCAAAACCCTCCTTTTTATTGTATAATTATATGAAAAGTAATCATATGAACAAAGCAAAATTAAAAGTTTTAGTCATGGCTCTCAAAGAGATTGTGAGTGAACTTGAATCTGAAGTTTATTCAGATGTAGATGCTTATAAAAACTCTGGTGCATTTAAAGATATACCAAGAGATTATGATGAACTATATGATGACGATGATGGTTACGCAGATTAAACTATGAATGTAAAACTTGTTAGTATTACACCTGATGCAGAAAAGCACATGGCATATGTTGCTCGTGTCAGTAATCCAAAAAACCAAGACAATGAAAAGTTTGCTGGTCTATTAAAGTATTGTATTCAACATGGTCATTGGTCAGTCTTTGAGCAAGCACATATGACTGTCGAGATTGAGACTACTCGTGGTCTTGCTGCACAGATACTAAGGCACAGATCCTTTACATACCAAGAGTTCTCTCAGAGGTATGCTGATAGTAGTTTGTTAGGAGATACTATTCCTCTTCCAGAACTACGTAGTCAGGACACAAAGAATAGACAGAATAGTATTGATAATGTTGATCAGTTTGTTAAACAAGATTTTGAATTAAAGATGCAGAGACATTTTGTAGATGGTATGAAATTGTATAAAGAGATGTTAGATGCAGGTATAGCAAAGGAGTGTGCAAGATTTGTATTGCCTCTTGCTACACCTACACGTTTGTATATGACTGGTAGTGTAAGATCATGGGTACATTATATTGATTTGCGATCTGCACATGGTACACAGAAAGAACATATGGATGTTGCGAGAGCAATCCGTGGTATTTTCTGTGAACAATTTTCTACAGTCGCAGAAGCTCTTGAGTGGAGCTAAATAATTAACCCCTATTGTTACGATATGCCTACTTATCCTGTTATTAATTTGAAAACTAAAGAGAAGAAAGAAATCTCTATGACAATGCTTGAGTATGAAGAGTGGAGAAAGAACAACCCAGACTGGGATAAAGATTGGAATGCAGGAGTCGCTGCTTGTCAAGAGGTAGGAGACTTTAGAGACAAAATGAAACGAACTCATCCTGGATGGAATGATGTTCTTCATAAAGCATCTAAAGCACCTGGATCTAAAGTAAAACCTTTCTAATCGTATGCCAGCTAAATCACGTAGTAAAAGTGTCATTCCATATGGGATGAGTAATAGACAAATGAAAAGAAAAAAACCAATTAATTTAGATTTGATGAGGAAGATTGAACCTCTCACAACAAATCAAGAAGAATTATTTCGTTGCTATGCTAATAATCAAAACCTTGTTGCCTATGGTGCAGCAGGTACAGGTAAAACATTTATTACACTTTACAATGCACTGAAGGATGTTTTTGATCCAAAGACTCCCTATGAGAAAATTTATATTGTTAGATCTCTTGTTGCCACTAGAGAGATAGGTTTCTTACCTGGTGATCATGAAGATAAATCATCACTTTATCAGATTCCTTATAAGAATATGGTGAAGTTTATGTTTGAGATGCCTTCAGAGTCAGACTTTGAAATGCTCTATGGTAATCTTAAAAATCAAGGAACTATTTCATTTTGGAGTACATCATTCATTCGTGGTACAACATTAGATAATGCTATTGTTATAGTAGATGAATTTCAAAACTTGAATTATCATGAACTTGATAGTATAATGACAAGGATAGGTGAGAATGGAAAGATTATGTTCTGTGGTGACGCTACTCAATCTGATTTAGTTAAGACTAATGAAAGAAATGGTGTCAGTGACTTTATGAAAATCTTACGCATCATGCCATCAGTTGATATTATTGAATTTGGTATCGAAGATATTGTTCGATCTGGATTAGTAAAAGAATATCTACTTGCTAAATTGGAAATGAATTTATGATTTTTGAGCATTGTAATTACTTAGGTGAACTTGAACTAACAAAGAAAGAAACAAATGGGATGAGGTTATACAATCTTCCTAATGGAGATTGGGTACCTTCTATTACATCGGTAACTTCTTTTTATAATCGCCAGATCTTTGCTGACTGGAGAAAAAGAGTTGGTATAGAG